AACGATGCGCAAGTCAAAATAAACTCAGGAATAACAGCTTTAGAAGAAGAAGGCGAAGAGCAGCTTGAAGATTATGTAAATAACTGCCTGGCAGTTAAAACACGGTTTCCCAAGGAGTAAACAATGGCAACACAAAAGACATGGACAGCAGAAGATGTAAGGATGGAAGAAATTAAACTTCATCTGGTTGGAACAACTTTAAGTGCAATTCAGGGATACCATTTTGTTGACGGTTCAGGCAATGAGATTGAAGATTTGCCAAAGGGCGCAGCAATGATAAATATTGAATTTGCAGATTTACCTGCGAATATCCGCACTGCTTTAACTGATATTAATACATATATGTATACTATTGCTTTAACACAGGAAGGGATGGAATAGTGATATTACTATTTAAAGCAATACCAAAAATTTGTTTATTAAAATTTTGTTGGATATAATCTGCCTTAAATGTCTTAGCTAAAATATTTAACGAGGTTTAAGATGCTCGATGATATAAATAAATTGACAGAGTGGAAAAATGAGCCGACTGTTGGTGATCTAAAACAAAATGTAGATGATGCAAATTCTGATTTAAATGAACATCTTGTAGATACTGCACGCTGGTTGAGTAATCTGTATATTACCGGTTCTGCTAAACCAACAAAGATAGCAGGTCAATCTTCAGTTGCTCCTAAAGTTATCCGTAAGCAGGCTGAATGGAGATACTCTTCTTTGTCAGAACCTTTTCTTGGTACCTCCGATATTTTTAATGTTGCACCTACAACTGCCGGAGATCGTAATCGAGCAAAACAAAATGCTTTAGTTTTAAATAATCAGTTTAATACTAAATTAGATAAAATTGATTTAATTGATGACTATGTTCGTGAAGCAGTGGATTTAGGGACTGTTCTTGTAAAAGTTGGTTGGGAAACTGAAGAGCAGGAAATTACTGAAGATGTGCCAGTATATGAATATTTTCCTTCTTTGGATCCAAATCAAGCAAAGCAGTATATGAATTTGCTCCAATTAAGAAAAATGGATCAAGACTTGTATGCCGAACATTCTACTCCTGGTCTGGATAAAGCATTAGAAATTTTTGCAACTACAGGTCAGATAGTTATCCCCAAACAAATTGGAACTGAATCTGTTACAAAAATAGTAGAAACTAAAAACCAACCAACTGTTGAAATATGTGAACATGAAAATATTATTATTGATCCCTCTTGTAATGGTAAATTAGAGAAAGCTAATTTTATTGGTGAGAAGTTTAAAACTTCACTATCTGATTTAAAAAAAGATGGTAGGTATAGGATATTCACGATACAGGTATAGCTGTTCCTATTATTGCTGCTTGGGTCAATGAAACAATGATCAGGATGGAAGAACTTCCTTTTCCTGATAAAGAGCTTCCTTTTGTTAAAGTAGTCTATATGCCTAAACGCAGATCTTTATATGGTGAACCAGACGGAGAACTACTTGAAGAAAATCAACAGATTATTGGAGCTGTTACCAGAGGAGCAATTGATTTATTAGGTAAATCAGCCAATGGACAAACTGGTTTTAAAAAGGGTTTATTGGATGTCACCAATAAAAGAAAATTTCGCAGGGGTGATGATTATGAATTTAATTCAAATGAAGATCCCAGACAAGGTATACACACCCATACATACCCAGAGATTCCAAATTCTGTTTTTAATATGATCACATGGCAGAATAATGAAGCTGAGAGTCTTACCGGGGTTAAAGCCTACCATACTGGAATTACTGGTTCTGCTTTAGGTAATAATGTCAGTAATGGTCGTAGTGCTTTAGATGCGGCTAGTAAGAGAGAAATAGCTATTCTAAGACGTTTGGCTCAAGGTATGATTAAAATTGGACGTAAAATTATTGCTATGAATGCTGAATTTCTATCAGAAGAAGAAGTTGTCCGTGTTACCAATAATAAATTCATTACAGTCAGACGAGATGATCTTGCAGGTAATTTTGATTTAGAATTAAGTATTAGTACACCTGAAGAAGATAATAAAAAAGCTGAAGAACTTGCTTTCATGCTCCAGACAACAGGCAACAATATGGATGCTGGTCTACAGAAAATGATTTTATCTGATATTGCTCGTTTAAGAAAAATGCCTGCAGTTGCTAAACGTATTGAAGAATTTGAACCTACACCTGATCCTATGGCTGAGTTAGAACAGAAATTGAAAATTAAATTTCTTGAAGCTCAGATTACTAAAGAATACGCCTTGGCTGCTAAACATAATTCTGAATCTTCATTAGATGAAATCCAAAAAGCTAAAGAAGCAACGCAGGCTCAGTTGAACCAGGCTAAAGCCAATACTGAAAAAGCCAAAACCAGACATTTATCGAGTGACGCTGACAGGAAAGATCTTGATTATCTGGAACAAGAAGCCGGTGTTAATCAGGAACGGGAATTGGAAAAAATAGTTACTAAAAGTAATCAAGACAGATTAAACAAACAGCAGGAAAATAAGCCGGAAAAAGTACCGGCATAACATTAATGTAATAGGAGATACTTATGCCAGATCAGGATTTAAAAATGATTGAATTGTCAATTGAACAGGCCAAGATGAAGGTTGAAATGGCTGAAAAACTTGAACAGTTAGAATTGAATCCAGCTTTTAAAGTTATTTTTACTGATGGTTATCTAAATAGGTATGCTGTTCGCCTGGTTGAACTTAAAGCAAGTAGAGCTATGCAGAGTGAACAAGACCAACGTCTTATGGCAGATCAGTTAAATGCTATTGGTCATATGAAACAGTATATGAATTATATCAAACAGGAAGCCTATGCTGCAAAAGAGGCTTTAGCTGCTGATATAGATGAGAGAACTCGTATTTTAGAGGAGGCTATTTAATTTATGCCTGATCTCGTTGAAATAGAAAAACCTGGCGAAGAGCTGGAGCTTTCAGATGAAGATTTCGAGAAATTGGCTCCACCATCTTTTGAGGAATCTGAGGAATCAGAAACAAATGGAGAGGAAGAATTAGAATCCGAGGAGGATACTGATGATCCTACAGAAACAAATGATTCAGACAAGGAAGAAGAGCAAGAAACAGAAACAAATGAGGATGAAGAGTCAGAATCTGAAGATTCTTTGGATACAGGCAAAGTTGAAAACGATGCTGAAGAAATAAATGAATCTGAATCTGATGATGAAGAAGATGAAAAAACTACTGATAAGAATCAGGATGATACAGAATCAGATATAGAATCCACAATTGATTATGAAGCAGAATACAAAAAATTAACAGCTCCTTTTAAAGCCAATGGCGCAGATATGCAGGTTAAAAATAGTGATGATGCCATTACACTTATGAAGATGGGAGCCAATTATCATAAAAAGATGGCAGGTTTAAAACCATCTTTAAAGATTTTAAAACTTTTGGAACAAAATAATTTAACTGATCCGGAACAACTTAATTTCCTGATTGATTTAAATAATAAAGATCCAAAAGCAATCACTAAACTTTTAAAGGATAGCAAAATTGATCCTTTAGATATAAATGTTACAGCGGATAGTGATTATCAACCAACCACACGATCTGTGACTGACACAGAACTTGACTTAGACTCAGTCCTTGAAGATATACGGGATACTCCGAGTTACGCCAAGACTCTCAATGTCATAACAAAGGAGTGGGATGATACAAGTCGTCAAACCGTTGCTTCTGCACCCCATATTATTTCGGTAATCAATGGACACATTGCAGATGGAACCTACGATCAAGTCATGGGTACCGTTAATTACGAACGCAGCCTGGGTAAATTGCAAGGCGTTTCAGATTTTGAAGCGTATAAGCAGATGGGAGATGTACTGGCGGCGGCCGGTCAACTGTCCCAACAACCTGCAAATACTCAGCCTAAGATGGGCAAAAGACCATCAAAGGAAACTCCTGATAAGAATGAGGCTGCTCGGAAAAAACGTAAAAAAGCTGCGGGTTCTTCTAAAAGTAAGAAATCCCCAGCAGTGAAAACTTATGATCCACTAGCCCTATCTGATGAGGAGTTTGAAAAGTTTAACATTAAACATTTTCAAACTAAAAAATAAGGAAATTTAGATATGCCTCAAATATATGGTGCATATTGATGCTGACGGTCTTACTTCTACAGTGGAAGTTGTTATTGCAGTATCTATGTCAGATGGCTCTATTCCAGTTATTCCGCCTTATTATGGTAAAGCAGTGGATAATAAAGTCTACTTTACTGGTGAAGGTGCAAATGCTGAAGCTGCTGAAGACGATGCTATTCAGAATCTTGAATACTGGATGGAGGCTGATACAATTGGTGGTGGTCTTGGTTTGACTCTTGCTGATGATGCTGCCATGTCTGCTGCCATGGTTTCAGGTGGTGGTGCTTATGATTTAGGTTTTCGTTTTACTGATTTAAATGGTACTACTATTACTGATGTTACAGCTCTCTCTGCTTCTACTATTCCTGTTGGTGGTAACATTTATGGTTCCAGTAAAGATATTGGAACTATTCTAAGTAAGCTTCCTTCTCTTTCTGAAACTGGTGGAAGAGTTAACAGAGTTGGTTTTACCAGAGTTGAAATTGAAGGTACTCTTGAGAAATTTGGTTTCTTTGATGAATATACTCAGGAATCTCTGGACTTTGATACTGATGCAGAGCTGATTTGGCAAAACTTTCTATTGATCTTGATAACAATAGATGCCCCAAACATACCAAAGTTATTACTGGTACCAGAATGATTGATACCAAGGTTGTTCCTTCTGCCAGAGTTCTTTATATTGGTTCTGAGCTCATTCCTCTGATTGAGAAGATGGAAGATTACCATGAAAATCCTGCATTTATTCCTGTTCAGCATTATGCTGCAGCCACAACCATCCTTAATGGTGAAATTGGCTCAGTTAGTCAATTCAGAGTAGTCGTTGTACCAGAAATGGTACATCACGCTGGCGAAGGTATTGCAGAGGGTGTTAACTCTGGTTACAGAGTAACTGATGGTGCATACGATGCCTATCCAATGCTGGTTGTTGGTTCTGAATCTTTTACTACTATTGGTTTCCAGACCAGTGGTAAATCTTTGAAATTTAAGATTTTCCATAAGAAACCTGGTGAGGGTATTGCAAGCCTTGATGATCCTTATGGTGAAGTAGGGTTCATGTCTATCAAATGGTACTATGGTTTTATGCCTCTACGTCCTGAAAGACTTGCTGTTCTCTGGACTGTAGCTCCCTGGTAATTCATTAATTTAACATGCTCCTCCCTTTAATTAGGGAGGAGCTTTTATTCAAATACACATATAGGAGAAAATAAATATGGCTGAGAATGATACAAAGGATATGACAGAGACACAGGAAACTCCCAAAGTTAATGAACTTACATTATTAAAAGAACGAGCTGATATGATGGGTATCCCGTATCATCCCAGTATTGGTTTAGAAAAACTTAAAGAAAAAGTAGACACTGTGTTAAAACCTGCTGAAGATGAAACAGAACCTGAAATAATCAAACCAATTATTAAAAAGAAAACCCTTACCAAACAAGAGCTCATTAATTTGAGAAATACTCGATTGCGCAGGGAAGCCAATAAGCTCATCCGTGTCCGGGTAACTTGTATGAATCCAGCTAAAAAAGCATGGCGTGGTGAGATCCTTTCAGTTGGCAATCCTGTTATTGGAACAATAAAAAAGTTTATCCCATTTGATGTTGAAGCCGGTTATCATATTCCTATGGTTCTTTATAAATTACTGACAAAACGTAAATTCAGAAAATCGGTAAAAGTTAAATTACCTAATGGTCGGTACAGACAAGATAACCAGTTGGTTAAAGAATTCAGTATTGATGTAATGGATCCCTTAACTAAACCAGAATTAAAAGAACTTGCTGACAGACAGGCTTTAAACCACAGTATTGATTTATAGGAAAATTTTATGACAACAGCTATTGATACCATAGTCTTAAATGCAGATGCGGCAAATCTAGCAACTCCTGATGTTACCAAGTTGACTACTCAAAGTTTACAGGGAACAGGGGTTTTTGATATTTTGATGGCATCAACCAAATTACATCTTCAAGAAGAATATGAAGAAGGTCGTATTACTGGACAGGAATACAGCACCGTGTATTTAGGAGCTTTAACTGC